GTCTGGCTGCCCGATTGACAACTTTAAATTCTGCAAGACCTGATACTTCAGATGCTAATTCTAAGAATGTTTTCATTTATCCCATGCCTTTATAGCGGTGAAGTTATTGTAGCTGAATTCCATTCTGTCAACAAGTTTAACAGCATTACCACCAACACGGTCGATAGCAACATACCCTTCTGGGTTTGTGACCTTGAATCCATTAGTTGTTCTGATGAATGTGCCGATACTCTTTACTCTGTCCAGTTTGTTCACAATCATATTCTTTGCAGAGACGATACCAGCCATAAACTCAAAGATGTTGCCAAGTAACTCTTGGTATTCATCTGCAAGTTGAGTCGCGGCAGTCTTCTTATCAGTGAGTGCCTGTTGAGATTTCTCGGTCTTCAGTTTTGCGATTTCTTTGTCGTACTTTGCAGCAACAAATGCCTTGTAACCTGCAGCATGAGACTTCTTCAAGTCTGCTTGCTCTCTAACCTTTGAGTTGATGTAGGTCTTCACACTTGCACCCACCATCTTACCAGTAAACCCAGCTTGATAGTTTAGGAATGCATTTAGTTTGTACGCATCAATTTTTCTGAAGGTATTACCCACACCTGAGAGGACAGCAGTTATTTGTGCGGTCTCTTGTTTAGTGAAGGTTGCTGTTCCCGATTCATCTTGGTATGTAGCATCATCCATCCAAACGGAAGACGACTTACGAAGATTGCGAATGTTAGCACCAAATGATGCTTTCATTTCGGGGAGGGAGCGTCCAGAATATGTTGTATGCCAAACTACACCGATCTTTGCTTTTTTAAATTTGGCGTCCAGTGGCGATCCCTGAGGAACTGCATAGACGATCGTATTTGGTTGGAAAGTCGTGTGACGTTGACCATCAATCATATCGGACTCCAAGTCAGCCGATGTAAACATCAGATCACCTTGGAGGACATTCGTAATACCCAGCTTCGAAAACTCGCGCAGGGCAATACTGAATTTTGGTTTGAGAGACGCAGGTAGTTTGGGGTCGGAAGAAATATCCGCTTGCGTCTTATAAAGGAGTGGTGTCTTGTTAAAAACAGATTTCTTGGCAATGAAGAACTTACCATCTGAAGGATCGATACCTGCAAAAATGGCTGGTGCGCCATCCCACTTGACCGTCATATTGATCGAGGATCGCGAATTACCAGCCAACATATCTCTTAGAGATCTGAGAAAATTGATAGAGCCACGTGCACCACCAATACCGAAGTTGAGGATCTCGTCCTCAATGTGCTCTAGATGCAGATTTTTACCGTTCGCATCCTCACTCAGAAATGTCCTTAGACTTTGCATTTTTTGGCGTTCTCTTCTTTAGCTTATCAAATTCTTTTGTTTTATGGCTCAATTGTTCTTGGGTTAAAATCAACTGGGTGTTCAAATGCTCATTAATTTTTAACACTTCATTGTATTTAGTCGCAATGACCTTACCTTGTGCTAATGCCCTGATACGATCTTTCTGAAGAGACGCTAGATATTCTCCTAACATCTCATCGTATATCACATTCGTCAATCCTTCAATTTCATCTGCCATGGTGTTATCCTATTTATAATTATTGTTTATCAGCGTTTTGAGCGAGTTTAGATGCAACCTCGAGCCAATAAGATTTAGCCCATTCAGACGTAGAATTGTTATATGCTGTGATAGCATTATACCACAATTTGGTGTAATCAAACATCTTCGGGTTTCTTTCCTGCTCGTTTCATCGCTTCAACCATCGGAACCTTTGTTGGACTTTGGTTTTGAATCTTGATTGCCTTTTTGCGAAGTTTACGCAATTCGGTTTGACGTAATTTTTTAGCAATTAAATTGTTCATAATTATCTCCTATGAAAATGTTATAGTATGAATATTGAGATGGTCTTGTAAAACGAAGTCGATCACATCACACATGACAGATAAATCTTTACCAGAGTAACCCGTCATCCTCGTGTTCAGAGTTGCTGGCTTTATATTGGTGATCGGTTTACCGAGGCAGAAATCGTCTAATGCTTTTTTATCTGCTTCATATTGTATAGTGATAGCATCTTTATCGTATTTAAAATCGGTGACTGCAGAAGATATATTAATAATTTTCTTATCGTTCGAATGAGTCATCTTCAGCAACTCTAGCTGAGAACCATTACCCATGTTGTGATAATCATAGGCATTATTAATGAACACGTCATATTCAACTGCCATGATTCGTTCTCTATCTTCTTGTTTAGAAATATCATAACCATTCGACAAAGAGAATCCAGTAACATCGGCACTCCACTTATCTCTGAGATGATCAGCTAATACCTTACCAACACCGTTTGTGTGCCCTGTGAT